CACTTTCGACAGCTATCTCTCTTACTTGATTAGATGATATTCCAGCAGATTTATAAATTGAATCTGTACTTTTTTTATAAACGACCTCAAATTTATCTACAAAGTAATCTGATGTTCCTCTAAATGTAACAGTCATTATTACATTTAAGTTACCTTCAGTTACGTTTACAGGCGTGTCAGTTATAGAAACTAATACAGGAGCTTGAACAGTTTTTGGGTCTGGTAAAAATGTAGTTGGCTGTGATGGTGTTTTTAATTTTGTGTTATAAGTATAAGCGTCAGCGGAATACTCTAAACCCTTTACTCCTACTGTTCCATTGTTCTGTAAAGTAATACCCATACAAATATAATTTTTAGAACTAAATCCCATTCCACTATGAGTAACTTGGAATATATCACCTATTGCCAATTCTTGGGCTTCTGATGTAGCTTGAAAAGCAATCTGCAAACCAGATCGTGATCTTTTTAAAACTAACTCAGCAAAATCTTCAGCTTGATATGGATTAGTCGTACAAGGCAACGACATTTCAAAATGTAATTCTTCATCATTATCATTAGAAAGCATAGTTGCATATTTAAAACTTGCTCCAACATTAGTCTCATCTACTGGTGGATATATCGCTTCGTCTGGTTGATAATTTTTTTCTTCGTTATCAAATCGAGCTATAACTCTATTATATTTTTTTTGCTTATCTTCGCCAATAACATTAATGCCACTAATAATCATATCTTCAGTTATTGATAAAACACTTGATCCTGTTCCTTCAACTTTAAGAGTATATAAACCACCACTATATGTGAAGAAAGCTCTCATTGATGAAAGCAACTTTTTTACATTATCAATTATTTTAGTTTTATTACCCAATGCAGTATGAGCTTCAAATAAATTCTGTGAACTTGCTCCTGTGAATGGTGTAACTGAAGTATTACAAACACCAGCGGCAGTTGTAAAAGCAGAGGTATCTATATCACTTGCAGATAAACCTTTACCATATCGTGTAGCAGTTAAATAATCATATAAACAATAAGCTGGATTAGCAGAATAAGCGTAACTAGATCCACTTAAGTTTGTATTGACTAATTTACCCCTAATAACAAAGTTTATTTTTGGTATAGAGTTAAAAGCATCAGCATTGTATTTAAAACGAAACATAGCGTGACAAATACCCTTACCTAAATGTGAAGATGTCCACCCCAAAGCACTAGCACCATCTGCACCAGCAAAATAACTGTTATAATCTGTTCCATCATCTGTACCATTAAACCAAACAAACTCTGTTGGAAAAATATCTGTATCAACTTCATCTATAACCTCAACCGCCTTATACATTGGGTGATCTGTTTCAATACTCAAGTTAGTAGAATTACTAGGTGCAGTTGTTGGTGTTGGTGAAGTTAAGTTTGATGAACTTCTAATAATAGTAGAGTTACCATAAGTTGAATCTGATCCTGTGTAAGTAGCGTATAATTGATCGTCTAAATATAATTCAGTAAACTTAGCAACTTGACCCTCACATAGAGCTAATACAACATATAAATATTGATTATCTGAAGTAGTTGCTAACCAAACAATATTACCACCTATCCTACGAGTACCATAAATAACAGGCACAGAGTCGTCAGAGTTTCGTTTATTAACCATTAATCCATCACCTCGAAGCATTTGCTCAAAGTCTGGCATATCTGGTATATCTGGTATTAGCCAACCAAATAAAAAATCTCCTATTTCTTCAACAATATCGACAAAGACATCAACAATATCCTCTACAATATCGACTACGGAATCAAAAATAGAATCAACTGCATCAGCAATAAAACCCATTAAATACCTACCCCATATTGGCTACCTAGTTTTTTAAAACCTAATTTTTCAAATAACATATCTTTTCTTTCCATATCTTTTGCGTCACTTGTTCCCATAACAACAGGCACAAGATGTTTTTCACCAATTTGATTAAATCCAAGTATTAATTTTTTTGCGTTCACAAAGTTTCTATGTTCTTCTAAAATGAACAAAAAACTATTAATTAATATTTTATTTTCTGACCACCAAAATCTTGACATTATTCCACCTATGCTACCTACAATTTTAGTATCTTTTATTAATATTAAACATAGTTTTTGAGTTATTACATTCTTTAAATATTTAGCCATAATGTTTTTGTTATAAGATGGATAAATCGCATTTGCTTCATCTGGCATTAAACAAAGTAAATTAATTAATTCTGGTATATTTTTATCTATTGCTCTTGTTAAAATATAATCACTGTTTGTCATTCACTTTACCCCATTCGATATCTACCATCATTGAATCAGAAAATTCAAAAAACCGATCACCAGCAAATATTTGTTGTTGTGAACTGTCGTTTGTTCTTCTGCCTTTTTTCATTTCAAAGTTCGCCCAATGATTGGCAACATTAATAGATATTCGACTTGAGGTTGTCGTTTCGTTTATATTATATCCAGAGATATAACCCAAGAATATTGTGTAAGGATTATCAACTAATGATCCTGTATCAGTTAAATATGCTCTAATGATTTTAACTGGTCTATGTATGTGTTCGTTGTTTAATAACAAACTAATAAAAGTTTGACTTGCACCTTCTAATACAAATTGAACATTACTTGTCGCAATTTTACTTGATTCAGTAATTGTAGGTATTTTTAAAATGTCAGCACCAGCAGTATATGTATTGCTATCGTAAGTAATATCATAATACGCTGTTGTTCTATAATAGATCGTACTACCAATAGTAAACTGAATTAAATGTATTTGATCTAAATGATCTGTTGCTAATTCTGTTTTAAGAGTAGAGTGTAAACCTCTTGACATTATATAACCTCAATAAAATCTAATTCGTATCTGTATAAAGCGTCTTGTCCTATTTGAAACTCTTGAACATCATTTTTTAATGCAACTGTAAATGGAACACTATCATAAGTAACCGCTTCATTATCAGCCAATGCAGTTGTTAATGGTGGCTCTATTGTTACTGTTGCCGCATTACTTGATGACGTTACGTCAGATACGACCATATAAACTTTATCGTGTGAAGCAAACTTAATAAAATCACCAGCTTTAAATCGACCAGCACCATCACCAGCAAATGCGTCCATAGCAATAGTTGTATCTCCAACAGCGTGTACTCCGTTCACTAATACTGATCCTGTTTCAGTTCCTAATGCGTCATCAATCAATGGCGGTGTGTATGTAAATGATTCTTTACGCCCTCTTTGTGCTGTTATAAACGCAAATATAGGAGCAAAACTTGCTCTAGTCATTGGTGGAAATGAAACTGTCATTGACCATCTTTGATTTTGTAATTGTCTAGCTTGTCTGCGTCCATTAATAGCAGTAGAAACGATTGTCGTTTGATTACTTGTAATATTAATTCCATTTGATATTGGGCTAGTTGGAAATGCACCACTCATACTAGAGCCGCCTGTCCTTTATTATTTAAAGCAGTATTAATCATATTAACAATTTGTCCTCGTCTTGTATCTAGTAAAGCACCAAATGACTGTGCGTCTACTGTTGTTATATTGAAGTTTACAACATTACCACCACTCGGTAATTGATGATTAGGTGTAACTGTTCCAGCGGTTGCTGGTGTAAATAATTCTGGACCCCGTTCTCCAACTAAGAATGGAGTTCCTTGTTGTCTTGATCCACCAAACATAGCTGGTGGTTGTTGACTTGCGATTGTTGCAACTTGTATAGCACCCATAGCACCTATTGCTATTGCTAATGGTATATTGCCCACTCCTAATGCCGCAGTGATACCTTTTGCAGTATTCATAATAGCTTCACCAATGTTTAACGCTTGATTTAATCTAAACATTTCTTTATTCATTCTTGCACCCTCTTGTAGAGTATGCCTTGCCATTTTACCTAATTCTTTATCAGTGACTTTCTGTGCTTGTATTTCTCCAAATTTACCTTTTTTAAATGCTTCAAGATTTTTTTGTGCCGACTGTTCTGCTGTTTGAACTTCTGTTTCGTGTGCTTCTCTTGAGGCTTGTTTCTGTGCTTCAAAACTATTACCCACTTTAATTTGTGCGTCATTTAGTAAACCTAAAGACTCTATAATTTTTAAATATTCTTCATCTACGGAAGCTAATGATTCTTTTTGTTGATTTAATTGTTCATCAAATAATGACATAGCTAGAGTCATATCTTTTACTGCAACTTCTGTTTCTTCTGTGCTATCTTTTAAAACTCCATAGCCTTCAGAAATTCTAATAATCTGATCTGCATATGCTTCTTGAGGTTGCATTAACTCCGATAATTTATCTCCATAATCACCTAATGTAGCTATCATTTCGTGAAGAACTGCACCAAAAAGTTTTCCTTGATTCATCATAAGAAGTAGTTGTTTGCTAAAGGCACTTCGATCACCGCCCTCACCTTCACCACTTAATAATCTGTTTGATAATTTTACAGCTTCATTAAAAAAATCTAAGACTATAATTGCGTCTCCAAGACTTGTAGCTAAACTTTCTCCTACATTTTCACCAAATTTTTCAATATTCTTTTCATTTGCTTCAAGTGTTTCATTAAGATTTCCAAACTGTTTTTTTAATTCAGCAAAAAATGCTTTGTTGACAGCCATTTGAAAATTAAGAAACTTATCTTGAATCATTGATAAAGTTCCTTCAAAAGTTTGAGCTAAGTCGTCTGTTACCTTTCCTAATCTTCCATCTTTCCCAAATATTTCTTCAAACTTTTTCTGAGTTTCTTCTATTGATACTTTTGCACCTTCACTAAAACCTAAAACTTGTCTTAATCCTTTTTCTCTAAATATATCTGCCGCCGCAATACCACCACTAAATGCTCTTTGTATTTGACTAGCAGTCGTTTGAAAGTCTAAACCAGTAAATGCCGCAACATTACCTGTAATTTCTAATATTCTAGTTAAATCTTTTGCGTCTTTTGCTACAACTGCAAGATTACCAGAAGCCATAGCAATATCATTTAATGCAAATGGAACTTTTGATGCAAATTTAGAAAGATTATCAAAAGCTATATTTCCTTCTTCTACACTACCAAATAAAAACTTAAACCTAACTTGTAGGCTTTCCATTTCTTTGCCAACATTAACTAAATTTGAAATTACTCTACCAGCACCAATAGTAGCTAATGCTGAACTTGCCGCTAGTGCAAATGTTTTTAAACCACCTAAACCTTTTTTAGATGATTCAATAGCTCGTTTAGTTTTATCTCTTGCAACTATATCTATTTTTACTTGTTTAGCCATTTATCTCCGTGATCTTGATTTAGCTTTCGCCATATTAATTTGATGTTGTTCTTTTTTGTTCTTATCTTCTAAGAACACAATCCAAGTCAAAAATTCTTCAACAGAAAATTTTTCAACTTGATGAATAGGTATTTTTAAATAATCAGCTAATTGAACTATTGCTGAGTAATCGTAATCGTTATCTATTTTTTTTTAATGTCTTTTTTTGTAGGTGTTTGCATTAACCAAGTAGCCGCTTCAGACAATACATCTGGATCAGCTTTCTTCATTAATGTCATTTTATTTTCAAGAGTAAATAAATTCTTACCTTGTTCATCTAAGGCAAGTTCAATCAATGCGTATGCCAGACCTTCGATTGGATCAAGTTCCATCTTTTTAAATAGTCTACCTTTCTTTTCAAGATTGATAGGCTCTTTATAAAAAGTTAAATCCCATTCTTCAAAGTATTTGCTTTCACCCTCACTTAATGAATTATAATGATCTCTGATTTTGTCGATTGCTGACATACGCTTTTTTTATCCTAAATTGGATTGATTGTCAAATTATACTGTACCTCTACTGATAGCACCATTTATTTGACAAGAAATAGATAATCTAATTAGATCATCCATAGTAACTGAAACAGAGTTCCCTGTTACGATTGCTGGTACTGTGTAGAAATAATCTCCACTATCCGCACCTTCTGGGTAAAGTAGCAAAGTAACTCCTGTTGCTTCTTGTAATACGATCTGACCATTAGAGTCAGTTTCGTCCCAAGCACATTCAACAGTAACAGTTCCACTTTTTCTGCTTACTTCATATGTTTTACTTGTGTCAGATAATTCCGTTGATTCAATTACATCTGCTGTTGTCTCTAGAGTAAATGCTGTCACTTCCGCAACAGTATTCGCACCTATTTTAATTAGACCAGCTGATCCTGTATGTACTGCCATTATTCTTCTCCTTCTTCTGTATTAAAAGATTTTGGTTGTTTAGTTTTTTTGGGTTTTGCAGATGAATCAGACCAGCCTTGCTCGATCATTTCCTCTACTTGGTAATCCCAAACCTCAATAGTGTCTCCGTTACTTTTTTGTAGTTTTTTTCTTTTTGCCATAAGTTTTTCCTTTGGGTTTTGTAGCTTCTGGATTGTTATGCTTATGCGTCCACCCATCAGCTAGGAATTTATTAGGATTGTCTGTTAATACAGTAATCCCATTTTTAATTAAATAAACTTTATCACTCATATTATGGTGTTCCTTGTGTAAATTTATAGAAGCACCTTATAGTCATAATTGCACCACCATAAGGAAAAATACTTCCTTCGTCAGTTTCAACAGCAACTAATTGGGTGTCCAATGCGTTGCCATTTCTGGTTCTATCACTATCCAATGCAGTCTCAACTGTTGTCACTAACTGATTTCGTTTAGTGTCTATATTTACTGTACTTGCACTTGCATTGGAAACAAAACCAAATATTCTAAAATCAATCGTCCCTGTACGAGTAATATTACTATTCTTAATTGTAATATCTTCTCTAGTCTCATCAGCGGTCTGTATAAAAACTGCTGGGAATTGTTGTTGGGACAACTCATCTAATTCAAAAGGCTCTCTCGTTACTTTTCCGAAAGTAATCGGACTGCTAACCGCAGTAAGGGTTGTAACTATGTGAGCCGCAATATCTTCTCTTTCACTCATATCCTTAATTCTTTTTCAAATGATTTTCTAAATACTTCAACTGCTTTATCTTCTTCTTTGTCATTTACATCAAAAAATGGTCTTGATTGATCGTTAAAAAATGCTTTTATATTCTGTGTTCGATTAGGAAAGAATATCTGTCCTTTTGTGTTAGATAATCTCTTAAATGACATATTCCCTAACATCTGACCAGTAAAAAATAAATTAGGTGTTAGTGTAGCACCTCGTTTAGCTCGTTTTCTTGCATAGCCTTTAGAGTATTTTTTAAATGCTCCACCTTTAACACTTCTTCCCTGTCTTGTGCGATCTTTTATAACATTCTGTATAAAAGTTGCAGTCAATGCCATAGCCTTTCGACTAGCACTAGGGATCTTTCTTTTAATCTGATCTAATGCACCTTTAACAGCAGATACTTCAATCTGCATATTAACTGTTACCATTATCTAACCAATCTTAATGAATGAACAGCAACTTTTTCAGCGTCAGATATTGTGCTATCATCATTAGCGTCATACTCAACACCATCTCTTAAAATATCAGCAAATTCATCTTCATACATAGTTCTATAATAACTACCCATTTGTT